CTGTCGTATCTCTCCCCAAGACTTTCTATTGAACCCCCAATAAACCAAAAAAAAGAAAAGACTCCCAATGACGCTTGAAATTAAAGGAACTCCGCCGGACACCATTACAGGGAATTTAAAAACGGCACTTTCTAGGGCAAACTGGATTAGTGAAACCGATAATGCCGCCGTTGCTTTAGCGTTACGTCTGGCTTTGGCGCTAGATACTTGCTTCGACACCGGCGAACTTAAAGAAGTTAGCGCTTTGGCGCAAAGGCTAACAGCTGTTTTGCAACAGCTTCATTTAACCGTTGAAACTCGGTCACAGGGCAATCAGGAAGTAGAAACTAATGGCGAAGAACACCGAACAGGATATTTGCGGTTACTCGAAACCGCGTCTAATGTCACCCAGCCTAAAACTACCAAGCGCGGGGCAGCTAGTAAGTGACCTTGCCGACGATTTAGGCGTTCCGCTTCTTCCTCATCAGAAATTCTTAATGGACGAAGCGCTAACCATTCTGCCCAATGGCAAATGGGCGCGGTCTACTGTCGGGGCGATTATGGCTCGCCAGAATGGAAAAACGCACGCGCTGCGTATGCGGATTTTGGCGGGTATGTATATTTTCGGTGAAAAGTCGATTATCGCAATATCTCAAAGTCGTATGCTGTCGCTGGACACGTTCCGGCAGGTTGTAGATATGGCAGAAGGCACAAGCTGGACGCGCAAGCGCATTAAACGAGTTAGTCGAACCAACGGGCAAGAAGAATTAGAGATTTACTGCGAACATTACCCTAAAAGCTGCAAAGGCAAATGCGAACGGATTAGAAAGTACGCAATTAAGGCAGCCAACAGCGAAAGCCCGCGCGGCGCTACGGCTGACCTGCTTTGGATAGACGAATTGCGCGAAATTAACTCGACCACTTGGCAAGCTGCCACACCATTAACCCGCGCACGTCCAAACGCGCAAACTTGGGTCACTTCGAACGCTGGCGACGATAGCAGTACGGTCTTAAATGAACTTAGGCAGCGAGCGCTTACCTTTTCAAGTGACCGGCTGGGTTGGTACGAATGGAGCGCCGGCAGTAATGACATCTGGGACATTGAAAACTGGAAACAGGCTAATCCTGCTTTGGGACACACTATTTCAATTGAAGCTCTTGAAGAAAGCGCCAAATTTGATAACCCCGACGCGTTCCGAACTGAAAGTCTTAGTATTTGGATTAACGCAATCGATAGCCCGTTCCCGCTCGATATTTGGGAAGCCGGAACTGCGCAAGTGGCAATCGAGGACGGCTTGCCTACTTATATGGCTTTAGATTTATCGTTTAATCGTGACAAAGCGTATTTGGTTACTGTGCAAATTAGGGAAGATAAAAAACTTGCGTGCTTTGTCCACGAATGGACGGGTCTTAGCAATATCGAACTAGCCAGCGAAATAGCCACGCTTGCCAGACGCTTTAGACCACGCGTTTTGGCTTACGACCCAAATACTGCTGGCTTTTTAGCGCCACAGTTAAGCCGCGCTGGTATTGCTGTCGCGCCTACGGCTTGGGCTTCAACTAGCTTTAGTATTTTCTGTGACCAAACGCTTGCGGCTATGTCTGGCGGGCAGTTAGTCCACGCTGGGCAAGCAATTTTTAAGGAACATTTAGCAGCCACAGCACGAAAGCCAGCAAGTGACGGCGGCTGGAGAATTGCAAGACGCGCAAGCACTAATCCAATTTCAAGCGCGGTTGCTTTAGTTATGGCAGTTGGTCACGCTACACAGCCACAGGCGGAAAGCTCTATTGTCGTCGTATAATAATTTTGCGTATGTTGGGAAGCCTACGCGTTCTGGAGTGTCGGGGTAGGACTGTGGAGGGCTTACCCCGACACGTTGAATACTGTTGCATAGTTTGTCAATAAATGACACGCGTGTAATTATTAAGATGTGGGATTACTAGATTTATTTGCGGTCAATCACGCCGCAAAGCCAAAGATTAAAGCTGCTGAAGAATACTTAGTCCCCTACGGTTCAGGCTTTACTTTTATTGACTTCCCAAGCACAGCAACCCGCGCCGAAGCTATGCAAGTGCCAGCAGTTGCCCGCGCTCGCGGTATTATGTGCGGAACTGTCGGAAGCCTACCCCTACACGCTTATAACAAAACAACACAAGCCCGCGTATACGGCAACACACTTTTAACCCAGCCAGACCCAAGCCTTCCGCTATCGGTAACAATGGCTTGGACAGCCGAAGATTTATTATTTGGCGGCGTGGCTTATTGGGAAATTCTCGAAGTTAGCCCAGAAGACCGACGCCCAACACGCGCCCGCCGTATCGAGCCGCATTGGGTAACTTACACAGTAGACGTGCTAGACGAAGTAATTACGCAATTCTATGTACGCGGCAAGGCTGTGCCAATGTCAGGCGTTGGCTCGCTGATTATGTTTCAAGGCATTGACGAAGGTATTCTTTCGCGTGGAGGTCGCACAATTCACACCGCGCTTCAAATTGAAAAGGCAATTGCGCGAATGGCAGCCGAGCCAGTACCGGCAACAGTTTTGAAAAATTCAGGCGTAGACCTACCGGCTGACCAAGTAACATCTATGCTTGCAGCTTGGAAAAAGGCACGTCAGGAACGCTCAACCGCTTACCTATCGGGGCAACTAGACATTCAGACGCTTGGCTTTGACGCAACCCAAATGCAGTTAGCCGAAAACCGTCTTGGAATGGCTTCCGAAATTGCGCGAATGGTAAACATTCCGGCTTGGTACTTAAACGCTGAAGCTGCATCTATGACTTATACCAACGTTACAAGCGAACGCCGTTCACTAATTGACTTTTCAATCCGCCCAACTTTGATTATGCCTATTGAGCAGCGTTTATCTATGCCGGATATCACGCCAATTACCCAAGAAGTTCGATTTGGCTTAGATGACTATTTGCGCGGCAATCCGCTTGAACAAGTCGAAGTTATCGGCAAAATGATAGAGCTTGAACTTATCGACCGCGACGAAGCACGCGGAATGCTTGACCTAGTTGAAAGAGGTAGGACAAATGACGGCAATTAACTTCGACGGCAAGATATTTGCCGCTGACACAGAAACCCGCACACTACGCGGGCTAATTGTGCCGTTTGGCGCTGTCGGAAACACAAGCGCTGGCGCTGTCGAGTTCCACCCAGAAGCCTTTGGACAAATTAAAGCCGAAGAAATTGTTTTGAATATGGAACACGAACGCACCCGCCCATTGGGTCGCGGAATTGCTGGCAGCGAGAAAGTAACACCTGCTGGCATTGAAATGGCTTTCAAAATTGCTCCAACTACTGCCGGAACTGACGCTTTAATCGAAGCAGCCGAAGGACTACGCCCAGCTTTTTCAATCGAAGCAACCGCCGACGAATACACGATTAACAAAGGCGTTATGCAAGTGACTCGCGCAACCTTAACCGGCGTTGCTCACGTTACTAACCCAGCTTTCAAAGCAGCACAAATAACTGAAGTTGCTGCTTCGGAAGATGAAGAACAGACCACCGAAGCGGAAGAAGCCGCAACGGAACTAACAGAGGAAACTACTGTGGAAGATAACAAAGAAACCGCAGTTGCCGAAGAGGTTGAAGCAGCACAAGTTGCTCCTGCTCCAGTTCAGGCTTCTGCACCAATTCGGACTGCACCACGCAGCCCAATCGTAAACGGCGCGTCTTACCTAGAACACAGCATCAAAGCTGCTATGGGTTCAGACGAATCACGTCAATATGTTCGCGCAGCAGATGAAAGCACCAGCACAAACACTGGTCTAACACTTGCTCCACACTTAAACGAGTTCATCACTACTTCAATCGGTGGACGCCCAACAATCGAAGCTTGTTCGACTGGCGCACTACCTGCAAGCGGTATGAGCTTCACCATTCCAAAGCTAACCCAAGCTCCAACAGTCGGCGACGTAGACGAAGGCGCAAGCCCATTCGGTACTGCTATGACTTCGGACTATTTGACAGTAAACGTCAATAAGTACGCTGGCGCTTCACGCATTAGCTGGGAACTAATCGACCGTTCAAGCCCTGCTTTCCTAGATGAACTTCTACGCGAAATGCAGTTAGCCTACGCAAAGGCAACTGACGTTGCTGTTATTTCTGCAATTCTTTCGGGCGGAACTGACGCAACTGCTGTTTCTGGCGACGCTGCTGGTCTTCAAGCATTTATTGCTACTGAAGGCGCTGCTGCTTACAAGGGTTCAGGCAACTTTGCCCGCAACCTAGTTGCTAACACAGATATGTGGGCTGCAATTATGGGTTACCAAGACGGAAACGACCGCCCATTATTTAACGCTGCTCAACCAATGAACGCAGCCGGTAATGTTCAGGTTACTTCAATCGTTGGAAACGTATTAGGAACAAACCTATACGTAGACCCACACTACGGCGCTGGCACAGGTGACGACAAGATGTTACTACTTGCTCCAGAAGCTGTGACTTGGTACGAAAGCGCAACCCGCCAAGTACAGGTAAACGTAATCGGCTCAGGCGAACTAGAAGTAAGCCTTTACGGTTACGGTGCAATCGCTATAAAGAAGCCTTTAGGCGTACGCATCTACCAACAGTCCTAACCCGTACGGACATAGAAGTGGGGGGCAGTTGCTGCCCTGTGGCTGCCCCTCACGCTTCACTTAAGGATTAACAAATGGCACTTATAGACCTAGAAGAGTTCAAAGCGGTCTTAGGTATTGGCGATATTTACGCGGACACAATTGTCCAAGAAGTCGCCGACGCTGCCGACGCCATTATTTTAAGTTATTTAGTTTTTAACCAAAGCAAGATTAACTTTGTGGCATTATCGAATAATGTTGCAACCTACGGCACGACCGCGCCGCACGCTTTCGCTGTTGGTGACAGCGTTTCTATTTCTGGCATTGGCAGCCCGTTTAATGGCACTAAGACAATTACCGAAAAAACAGCGCTTACTTTCAAAGTCGCCATTACAAATGCAGATATTAAAGAAAAGCAAGTAAAGCCACTTGGCAACGCAATAATCCCAAGCCAAGTTGGACAATGGGACAACACGCCAGCCATTAGAGAAGCTGCTTTATCTGTCGCCTGTGACATCTGGATTACACGGCAGGGCACACTAGGGCAACAGGGCGTGGATTTTCAGCCAGCGCCTTACCGTTTAAGCCGTAGTTTAATGACACGCGTTAGCGGTTTACTTGCTCCCTATATGAACGTGGAAAATTTAATTGGCTAATTTAGCGCAACTACGCAGCGACCTTGCAGACGCTTTAGGCGACGCAGGGCGAGTAGTCTATGCCTTTCCAAAAGAGCAGATTACGCCGCCAGCTTTAGTTTTAGTACCTTCAAGCCCTTACATTGTGCCAGTTGGCATTGGTGGGCTTAATAACAGAATTAACGTCAGATTTGATTTAACCGCATTAGTCAACGCCACAGACAACCAAGCGGCTTTGGCTAATTTAGAAACTTTGATGCTTGCAGTTTTTGACAGTTTGCCAGCCGGTACTTCTGTCAATAATTGGTCACAGCCAAGCGTCCAAAGTGTCGCAAACCAAGAATTGTTAACTAGCGAAATTACAATAGAGCTAGTAACAACCAACAACGGAAACTAAAAAGGAAGGGTCGCCTAATGGCAACTTACATCACCGGCAGGGACTTGACCCTGACCATTGACGGAGACAGCTACGACGCACAAGCAAGCACTGTAACTTTGACCGTCGTACCAAACCAAGCAACATTGGAAGTTTTATCTGGTCGCGCTTACAAGACAATAGATTACACAGCAACCCTAAGCGTCGAAATGTACGCAGATTGGGGAGCTGCTGGCTCACTATGCGACGCATTATTCGACGCCGCAGGTGCTGCAGGTGACACCGCTATTGCGTTCAGCTTTGACGCTAACGGCTCAACCTTCACAGGCAACGTATTCCCGAACTTCCCTGCTGCTGGCGGTGGCGCTGTTGACGTGCTAACCACCACTGTGGAATTTGTTGTCGAAGACGGAAGCGTCGCACGCGCTTAACTACTAACAGAACAGGGCACACCCTTATGAAAGCAAAACTAAATATCACAATGCAAGACGGAACCACGCACGAATTAACGGCTATTGTGCCGGACTTTATAGCGTGGGAGCGTTACAGCAAAAAAAAGATAAGTGACTTGGTAACAAATATCGCTTTAGAAGATATGGCTTACATAGGTTACACGGTACTAAAACGACAGGGCGAAAAAGTCAAACCATTCGACGGCTGGCTTGCAGAAGTCGAAGATATCGAAATGGGTGACGAAGACCCAAAAGCCACGAAGTAGGCTCGCTTCAAAGGCTTACGCTCGAACTGGCGCTGGCAACACAAATTCCAGCGTCAGTTTGGGCAAACAGCACAGCCGAAGACCTACTTACGGCGCTAGAAATATTGGAAAGGGGCAGAGGTGGCGGGAATTAGGCTATCGGCAGCCCCTAACGATTTGCGCGGGCTTATCTATGCAATCAACCAAATGGACAAAGAAGCCAACACAGATTTAAGAAATGACGTTGCTTCTATTTCTAAATGGTCTGCTCAAGGCATTATCGAAGCAAGTTACTACACGCCATTTCCTAAACAAACTGCCAAAGTCGCAGCTACTGTCAGGGCTAATCGTGACCGAATTCCAAACGTAACTATCGGCGGCAATAAGTCGCGCTATTCGGGCGGCGCTGTTGCGGGTCTTACTTTGTGGGGAACTGAAGTTGGTTCTTACAAAGGCTTTCCTAATGGTGGTCGGCGTTTCCCATTCAAAGACGAACGCGGCTTATGGATTTTCAAAGCATTACGCGAAATGCAGCCAGAAATTACAAGACGATGGAAACAGGCTGTCGATAAGGTGCTTGATAATTGGAGTAGGTACTAAATGGCTGAAATTAGAACGCTTAAACTCAATTTACTTGCAGACATTGACCAATTCCAACGGGGTATGCGTGGAGCCAAAGGCGACGTAGACAATCTTGGTTACAAGATAGGGCAATTTTCTAAAGCTGCTGCCCAAGCCTTTGCCGTAGTTGCTGCTGCTGCCGGTGTAATGGCAATCAAAATTGGCAAAGACAGTATAGAAGCCGCCAGCAACCTTAATGAAAGCGTGGCAAAAACCCAAGTTATTTTTGGTGCCGCTTCAGCCGAAATTCAAGCGTTTAGTAAAACAACTGCTCGCGCACTTGGCATTAGCCAGCGCGAAGCTTTAGACGCCGCTTCAACCTTTGCAACCTTTGGCAAAGCTGCCGGACTAAGTGGCAAAAACTTAACATCTTTTAGCAAAGACTTAACTTCGTTATCTTCGGACTTTGCTTCGTTTTTTAACACAAACCCACAGGACGCGATTACCGCAATTGGGGCAGCATTACGCGGCGAGAGCGAGCCAATCCGTAAATATGGCATTTTATTAAATGACGCCACGCTAAAGGCTAAAGCACTTGAAATGGGTCTTTATGACGGTACAGGCGCATTAGACCAACAAGCCCGCGTTTTAGCCGCTTATCGGGTAATACTTGAACAAAGTACCGACGCACAAGGTGACTTTGCTCGCACCTCTGAAGGTTTAGCTAATCAGCAAAGAATTCTTAATGCTTCGTGGGAAGACGCCAAAGCCGGATTAGGTGAAGCACTTTTACCTGTAGCCGTTAAATTTGTAAATTACTTAAATACCACAATGATACCGATTATCAAAGAAGTGGCAGAAGGATTTTCAGGAACTGACCCCTACAAGGGGCAAGGCTTAAGCGCCAAAATGTATCAAGTGGCTAAAGCTATGGACGACCCTTCGGACGCAAATTCGGTGGGTGCAAGTCTTAGGCGTGTAACTGACGCATTTGTTGATTTAATTGCAGCCTTAACTGCACCTAATACCAATACAGGCATAAGCACGCTCGACAGCATAGCCAATTCATTAGAAACTATTGCTACTGCAATTAACAACGTAACCACAGCCGTTAACTTTGCTAAGTCGTGGTGGGGTCGTGGTGGGTCTGACCAATGGGCGCCAACATTTAACGCACCGCGCAAAGGTATGGCTATGGGTGGCAGCGTAAACGCTGGTCAGGCTTATACAGTAGGCGAACTTGGACGCGAAGTATTTGTACCGAATACAAGCGGGCAAATAATTCCGAACAATAAACTTGGCGGCACAACAATTGTTAATTTGAACGGCGTTATAGACGGCGAAAGCGCCCGCCGCACAATTGAAAAATTGCTACAAGATAGCGCCCGCCGAACTGGCGCAATTAACTTGCTTGGGGCAACGCTGTGACGGCATACACGCCATACCCTAAAGTTATTTTTGGCGGTTCAATCGAGTACGCAGACGAGACTATTAGCAATATCCAAATAAGTCTTGGACGCCGCGATATATTTGAGCAAGCACTTCCGGCGCTCATTAGCTTGGAACTTTGGACAGACGCAAACACGCCACTCAATTTAACTTTGAGCCAAAGCGTAGATGTGCAAATTCAAGACAGCAACGGCAATTACGAAAACCTAGCCGAAGGCATTATTTCAGACATTGACATTAGCCTTGCTGCTTACGGGTCAGAAGGTTCAATCGCTATTTACCGCATTACGGCTGTTGGTGCTTTGGCAAGTCTTAACAAACGCCTAGTCGGGTCAAACGGATACGCCAAACAATTCGACGGCGACCGAATTTACGATATTTTATTTGAAGCTTTTGTTACTAGCTGGGCAGAAGTTGCGCCTAGCCTTACTTGGCAACAAGTTCCGTCAATTACAACTTGGGAAAATTACGAAGGCAACAATCAAGCCGTTATTGACAACCTTGCAACCAGCATTACACAGCCGGGCGATTTTGAACTTACTGCATACAGCGACGGCGAAACGGACGCGCTAACACTTGCCCAAGACGCCGCACAATCGGCACGAGGTTACTTGTACGAAGGACGCGACGGGCAGATTTATTACGACGCATACAGTTCCCGAACTGGTCGAGTGCCTTTGACACTAACCCAAGACGATTTACTTGCAGACGGCTTGCGCCAAGCTGCCCAATGGTCTGAAATCGTGAACGACGTGACGATTACCTACAAAAACGGGCAAACTGTAAACAGCGCCGACGGCGACAGCCAATTTACTTACGGGCAATTATCGGGCAGCAAGTCCACTAGCTTAGAAAATGGTTCGGACGCACAAGACCAAGCAGACGCCTATATTGCCAGCCGCGCCTATCCACGCACTTACCCAGAAGAATTAACTATTGCCCTACACAGCCCGACAGTTAGCGACGCAACCCGCGACGCGTTAATTACTATGAACGTTTCAAGCGCGGTCTTTACAGACGATTTACCGGCAGTTTTTGGAACAACTTTTGACGGTTACGTTGAAGGCATTAAATGGAATTTAACCCGATACACCGCGTTTATGACCCTAGTTTGCTCGGCACAGTCCGAGACATATCCGCACGCAATTTGGCTGCAAATAGCGCCTACTGTGACTTGGGCGACGTATAATGCTACTACAGAATGGAGTGATTTATAGTGGCTGGCACTACAACTTATCTGGGGATTAGTTACCC